GGAGCGCTCAGGGCCTTGGGTGGGGCTCGCGGTGTGGTAGAATCCTTTGTCAGTGGTCGAATGTTGGAATGGCAAGTAGGTGAATAAGATGGCTAGTCCCTCAGAGCTTCCGTTCGTATTCGTGTTCGCTGGTAGTATGCGTGAGGTTGAGTTCTATCGTTACAAGGAAGGATTGGCGCCTTCTCAAGTGCGAATGGTTGAGTCTTCTCGAGATTTGCAAGGATATTTTTTCCATCCTGAGAGCGTGAAGATGCCTTTAGTTGGAACCTTTTGGGATCGGAGAGACGCTGTAGAATTGTATGAGACCGCTCTTTCTCGAGGAATTGATCTTGTGGAGGTCAAGATTTAGCAAGATTTTTTGGCATACCCCCCAAGTGGATCTTATCTGGCGTCCATAGTGGACGGAGGAGGATGCGTGCCGATAAGGGACGGAAGAATCCCAAGTAACATCCTAGATTCTGATCTCACAGAAGAACAGATAGAACAAGCAAGAGTAACAGTCTCTAGAGGAGCCAGGGATGTAGAAGACCTGGCTCTTTTGCTTGATATGCTAGGACTGCTTCCCAAGGAAGAAGATGCCACTAGCGATGCCAGGGAAATAAGGAAAAGAAAGGCAGCAGAGTTGAAGGCCACTAGGAAAGCTGCTAGGAGAGCTAAACGTGAGCAAGAGGTCGCCTGGCTACAGCGCAATGACTACTAGTCGTGCTATCATCCTGCCATGTATACCTGTCGGTACGACCTCCGTGCGGGTGGCCGTGGGTGCCAGAATGAAAGAACTTTAGATTTCGATTTCTGTCAAAAGCACCTAGATACGCCACGAGGCAAGCAACATGTAATGGACGTGATTCAACGTGGTAACATTACCACTCCGTCCATCGTTCAGAACGCGATAGACAAAGCCAAAGAGCTTCCTGAACAGGATTACCATACGAGTGCGCTTGAACAAATGGCTGCAACTCTAGAGGTGATCCAGAATTGGGTCAATGAGTCCAGAAGCCATCTCGATACTCTCACTGTAAGTGAATGGCGCTATAAGGACCGAGCAGGTCAAGAGCAAGTCCATACTTATGTCGTATTGTACGAACGAGCACTCGATAGAATCTCTAAACACCTCGGCGCAATGAGTAAGGTCTCTCTTAGCGACAAGATAACGTCACTTGGCAAAGCTCAGGTCGATATGATGATTCGTATGATTATGACCGTGGTTGCCGAGCTGCGATTGAACGAGGATATGAATTCTCGAGCGCAATCGCTGTTGCTTGACCTTTTGGAGCGCGAGGCTAACCTTACCGGGCGCGTTGAGCACTATGCTCATAAGCAATTGACTCCCGCTGGGCCAAATAACATCGTTGTCGACGCGATGACGGGCAGTTATGCCAAGACAAACTAAATTCGACGCGAAAGCGTACGCTTTAGACCAATTACGCGCCAGAATCCTCCCCACTGACCCCGTTCAATGGGTAAAGGACAAAACTGGCGTCAATTTATGGTCAAGACAGCGTATGATTTGCCAAAGTGTTCAAAAGAACAAATTAACGGCCGTGAAATCCGGTCACGGCATTGGTAAGTCATTTACGACGTCGAATTTGGCTGCATGGTGGGTAGATACTCATCCTGTCGACGATACGATGGTTATTTCCACCGCTCCGTCCTCTCGACAGGTCGGAGCGATTATGTGGGAAGAAATTCGCAAAATCCATCGAAAGGCGAACCTGGCCGGTGAAGTGCAACGAGCTAACCGTTGGCTCATTGACAATACGGAAGTTGGTTTCGGAAGGAAGCCACAGGATTACGATCGCCACGCATTCCAGGGTCTACACCGTGATAACTTACTCATCATCATCGATGAGGCGTGTGGTGTTGATGAATGGCTTTGGATTGCAGCTCTTTCGATGGCAACCGGCGAGAATAACCGAATCATCGCCATTGGTAACCCTGACGACCCTTCTAGTTATTTTGCGAAGGTCTGCCGTCCAACTTCGGGTTGGAACGTCATCCAGATTTCCGTATTTGATTCACCGAACTTTACTGGTGAAGAAGTTACCGAGGATGCCCGCCGGAAACTTACCCAACCGGACTGGGTAGACTTTATGGAGAAAGAAGTCGGGCGCGATACTGCGACCTGGACTTCTAAGGTACTTGGCGAATTCCCCGAGATTGACGAGATGTCAACGATCCCACTCGGGTGGGTGCATCGGGCGCAGGAACGTTGGCAGGAATGGGAAGACGCAGGCTCTCCAAAAGAGGGTCGCTATCTACTTGGAGTGGATGTTGCGCGATACGGAGGAGACAAGACCGCTTTCGCCCATAGGTTCGGAGACGTTGTCACTTCCGTTGAGGTATTACCTGGAGGAGATACAGAGAGGACAGCAGAAAGAGTCCTCGAAAACAGGTGGGCGACAGCAGTCGTCGATACAAATGGAGTGGGCGCAGGTGTCTACGATAAGATTAGAGCCCGCGGGATGTCCGCATTGCCGTTCAATGCGGGGAACCGAACCTCTCTACGTGATAAGTCTGGGCAAATCGAATTTTATAACCTTCGCGCTGCGGCTCATTGGAGAATGCGTGACGCTCTTGACCCAGGGAAAAGTCCGACCCTTTGCTTACCGCCTGACGAACTTTTAGCGGCAGACCTTTCTTCCCCGCGATGGAAGACCATGGCGGGTGGAAAACTTGTTATCGAGACAAAGGACGAGATCAGAAAACGACTGGGTCGTTCTCCTGACCGTGGTGACGCGGCAATCCTAGCAGTATGGCTGGGCAGTGGACAGGATCTCGGGGTAGAGGAGTCGACATTCGATTGGGTGGACAAACCTGATCCCATGCAGGATGATGACGACGGGGAATCTGGTGGCGTTGATTGGGTAAGCCCATCGGATGAACCAGCTTTAGATTATGAGATAAGTTCATTTGCTAGACAAGATACATCATTAGGGGGATTGTTTAGGTGACATTCCCATATTCTTATGTAGAAAAGGAACTCAACGAAGATCCTCCTCCGTTTAACGAGTTGGGATCTTCTTTCCGTTGGAACGACACCTTCGGTGGATATAATCAGGGCAAGGTATTCGAGGTTCCCGATGGTACGCTCACCGAGTATCACGAAATGCTCGATACTGATGGAAAAGCTGCGAACATTGAGATGGTACTTACGTATCCCATCATCTCTGCTCCGTGGCAAATTGAGGCAGCTCTTAACCCCGACGGCTCTACGGAATCAGGCGGCAAGGCAGATGAAATCCGCCAATTCGTCTTGGATGCACTAACCGATTTACCACACCAAGGTGGACCTCGCACTACTGTAGAACAACTCATCGCTCAAATGACTGGCGCCGTTACGGATAAGAAAGCCGTCTTTGAGAAAGTCTTTAAGGAGAAGAAAGGAAAGGTCGTCTACGATAAGCTCGCCTGGCGACCTCTAGAGACCATCGAGCTTGCTTATGACGCAAAGAACTCTGACCTACGCGGATATTACCAGACTCCTATTAAATTCGAACCTACCCCTAGGCTGTATCCTCAGGGTGCTCGAATTTGGGTTCCCATGGAGCGTGCGTTCATCTACATCCATGGTACGTGGAGAGATCCTATCCATGGGATCAGTTCAATGCGCGTGCCTTACTGGTGCTACGTTACCAAGCGTAAATTGCGGTGGCTATGGTACCAATTCCTCGACCAGACATATCTGCCAAAGACTATCGTCAAAAATCCTGATGACCGACAGGCAGTAGCGGATGCCAAAAAGGTAGCCACACTCCGTAGCAAAGGTGTAGTAGGACTTCGGGCAGATACGGTTGTGGAGCCATTTGAGTCCGGTGGGCATGGTGCAAGTGGATATATGGATGCTATCCACTTTTTGGACTCTGAGATGTCCAATTCCATCATGGCAGGCTTTACCGATCTGACGGCGCATGCATCTGCTGGTAAAGGCTCTTATGCGCTTGCTGAGAGCGCTATGAAGACATTCCTTCGCGCCCGTCGAATGGTCGCAAAGGATATGGCAAGGTGG